GGGCGGCCCGTGATCGTGTCGTAAAACCAGGAATTGAGAATGTACTGGCACCCGCAGGCGGCCTTGACCTGCTCCATAGACCGCCCCCCGGCCTCCACCAGGGCGGCGCGGGTGATGGCCGCCCTGGGGATGACTGCTATGTATTTACTCATGGCCCTCCTGCTCCTTTTCCCACTCCTCGCGGGCCGGGCCAGAGATGGGACCGGGATCGGCGGCGCTCTCCACCAGCTTCGCCATGGCGGCGCAGTTACGGGGATTCTCGTTCCACAGCTCCACCAGCACCTTATAGTTGTCCTGGCATACCCGGTGCCAGACGTTGACGGCGGAGGTCACACCCCCGTGCTCCAGGGCCTCATACTGGGGCTTGAGGGCCGCCCAGTCGGGCAGATACTCCGGGTCGAGCCCCGTCATGATGTGGTCTACCTCCCGCCCGTGTCGGATGTTGTTGAGCAGCATGGAGCGCCCCACACCCACATCCACATCATTGGCGTTGGCCAGGGCGAAGGAGGCCGGGGTCAGCTTGGCAAAGTTCAGTTTGGTGATCATGTTCATTCGTCCTTTCTTTTTTACGGCCTTTGGCCGGTTTAAACGGTTTCGGTGGCGGGTTCGTAGATTTCGCCAATGTACTGCTGATACTCTTCCTGGGTGATGATGCCATCGGCCACGTCGGCCCGCGCCAGGGTGCGTACGTCCTCCTTTACGGGGTCAAGGACGCCATCAAAGGTCCGTGCCCCCCGTTTGATACTGCGCCAGTAGCTGTGTGCGATTGCTTTTACTGCCATTGCTTTTAACCTCCCAGCATTTCATATATATCCAGCAACGCATCGTCCTGCTGTGCGTTGATAGATTCCTGTTCGGCCTGGCTCTCAAAGAGCGCGATAGCGGTTTCATCAGTCTGCGCCAGAGCTTCCTCCAGGGCCGCCACCCGCTCCTCTACAGATGGCGGCTCAGGTTCAGGCTCCGGCTCGGGAGGCCGCTCGGTGGGTGTGACACCAACCAGCCTGCCTTCCTCAATATGGAGGTCACACCAGCCACAGGTCGCCCACACGGCGGCCTCCAGGTGGGAGGGCACCTCTATGTAACCATCCTCCCACACCCTGGCGGCGCCGTGGCGGGACTGGATGTTGTGGGAGCCGTCCTCGCGGGCCAGAATCTCTATAATGGTCATGAGGCACCTCCGAATTTCAATGCTACATAATTGAGCGGCTGTGCCGGATTGCCAGTTGAATTTATGTTTGTGCTACCATCCCATGTAACATACTGACTTCTGTTATTCCCTGTGGAAATTTGGGCTCGTACTTTTGGATATAGCATGGCAAACGGCGGAATACTATTGGCCCCTTCTCCTCCGTATATAACCCATACCGCATCCGGCGTGAACGGCAAGGTAACGCTGCTCGTAAA